CGAAAAGCCTCCCGTATCCTGGGCCACCTGCCGGCCGATGTTGGCAATCTTGTGGGAGATATCGCGATAGCGGTCCGGGTACCGGCGGGCTACGTCGCCAAGAAGCTTGCCCAGCGATTTTTTATCCAAGGTGCGATCGTAGTCTCGCATGTCCTCGGGAAGGGCATCGTTGACCAGAAGTTGTCCCAGGGTCGTCTGCACCGTTCATTGCCTACTCTGCAAAAATTGATTTGTAATAGGCGACCGCCGTCTGGAGTCCGGCGGCCGCCTCATGGATTCCCCCGCAAATCATTTCTCGTCCATGTCATTGGACAAATCAGCCAACGGATCGTGCCGTTCAACCGCAACCGGCTCGGCGGATTCAGCTTTGGCGGCCGCCACCACCGGATCTTCGTCTGCCGCCGACTGCGTGGGCACCGTCTGCACCTGCACGGTTTCTTTCTTGCCCTTGGGCCGCTTGCCGCCCTTGCCGATCGGGCCGTGGGGCCTTTCGCCCTCCAAACCCATCGCGTTGTGGGCTGCCGTCACTACCGGGTCCAGTGACCGGCCCGTGCTGACCGGCACTGAGTCGTCTTCGGCCATCCCCTCACCGCCCTTGACGAAGGAGGAAAAGTCGCCCAGCTGCACTGCCGACGAATCGGGCTCTTCGACAATCGGGGGCGGCCGCACCTTGCCGAACATCTGCCGGGCCAGGTCGGCTCCGTCCTTAACCGCCGGCACCAGCTTGATGCGCTGGGCCTGCTCTTCGGTGGCCCGACTGCGAGCGATGCCCAAATCGATCGCCGCCTGAATGCGGCGCTCGCACTCAGGCGTGAACACTTCCACATAGATCGGATGCGTGCCGCCGTCTGCTAAGGCCGCGAAGATCGCGTCAGCGGCTGCCGTAACGCCGCTCTTATCCTTCACGCGGATCGGCGTGACCACGTCACCAGCCCCGGCAGCCTGGTATACCTGTCCGGCAATACGAGGATCGCGACGGGAGTCGGCCGGCACCAAGGTGCCATCCCGCATGCGCTTGAGGGGTTCCATGGGAACGTCCACCGGACCTTTGGGCTGCCCCATCTGGCTACGGGCCGAGCCTCCCGAGCGGTAATACTGATCCGTGTTGGTATCGCCGGCCAGCTGCACCGGCGTTCGGGCAGTCTGCAACGGACCACCGGGTCGACCACGTCGGGTCATGGCGTTTCGGTTGTTGATTGCCGACGCTCCTCGGGGAGCGTAGTAGGCGGCATCCGCCGTCATGTTCGGATTGCGGGGTGCCCCCGAGTCGGCGACTTGCACGACAGATGGGGCTTGTTGCTTGGCCATGAATGAACTCCTTAAAAACCGCCAGGCTTGCTGATCAGCGAAGCCCCGGATGGCGGCTGCGGCAGCGACAAGCGGTCAACGATGACCTTGTGCCGTCCGTAACCTAGATTATGAAGCGTACGATTAAACTTTTCCTGGCCTTCACCGGCATGGCAGACGCTTATAGCGCCCTGCGTGCCGTACTCCGCTGCAACGACAATTGGCGTACCGTCGTCGTTGAACGCCAGGAACTGGGATGCGTCCAGCTCCAACGGAGGTTCACCGATTCTGGAAATGACGTGCAGCTTCATGCCTACGCCGCCGGCTTGGTGTTTCGAGCATTCCAAAAGGCACGAATAGCTGACGCCCGATTGCTGACCTGACCCAGCTTCTCGGTGTCAAACGCCTGACCTTCGGCCGCATAGGAAGCGCTCTTGCCGCCGGCCAGTTGTGGGCTTGCGCCCTGCATCGGCTGAATCGGCGAGATGGCACTGCCTGGGCCTGCGCCGCCAGCTCCGCCGGCCCCGCCAGCTGGACCACCAGCCGCGCCGGTCTGTTGCTGCATGCCGAAGTTGGTCAAATCGCTCTGGGTCGCCACCATCTCACTGGCGGGGATCTGGACGCCCAGCGTGTCGGCGATCTTGGCCAGAATCTTGAGGATCTGCAACAATGTCACGTTGACGTCGATCTTGGGCTTGATCGGCTCCATGCCGCCACCGCCGCCGCCCATGCCTCCTTGCGACTGGATCAGCTGCATGACCTGCTGGACGATTGCTCCCGTGTCGGGAGGCGGAGGCGGCGGAGGTGCCCCGCCACCACCACCGCCGGAGGGATCGCCGCCGGGAGGGGGAGCAGCGCCGGGAGGAGCGCCACCACCGCCACCGGGAGGAGCGCCAGCGCCGCCACCTGCCGCTGACGGGTCCATTGCCGGATCTCCGGCCGGGACAAACGCCTGCTTAGAAAAACCAGCCACAGCCTGAATGGCCATGGCGATTGCTTCGGGATTGACAAGATGCTGGTTGCTCATGATTCGCTTCCTTGCGAAAGTTACCGTCCGTGGACGTATTTTAGTGTAACCGGCTCGGCGCAATCCGCCAAGCTCGTCTATTTTTGCTCTTCCAGAATGTGAACGGCGTCGCCGATTTCGATCTCTTTATTCAACCACGAGGCGATTGCATCCGCCTTGGACCGAAACGTGCGCTCAGGCCGTTTGCTCTTGTTGGTGCTGGCTGCGTAAATCCCGCCGACATACTCCTGACTGGGCACATGCACCGGCGACTTGAAATCCGCCGGGCTCAAAAGCGAATGGCTGGGCAGCATCCGTTCCAGGGCTTCGACGCGGGCGGCTTCGTCGGTGGGAACGTGATACTGCATGGCGTCGCCGTCGAAGTCGGCGTTGAATCCCTTAACCACCAGCGGAGAGATCTGCAGTGTGCTGCCTTTAGTCAGCCTGGGGCGAAACGCCATGATGCCAAAACGATGCAGCACCGGAGCCCGGTTGATGATGACCGGGCGTTCGCCCATTTCTTCTTCCAACGCCTTGCGGGCCAGCTTTCCTTTGTCCTTAATCTCCTGTAACGCTGCCATCATCGGCATGCCCTGTCGTTTGAGCCGCCGCACGACGAACCGGCTGTAGACGTCAAAAGCCCGATCCTCGGGCAAGCCGACGCTGTCCATGTCCAGGTCCGGGTTGGGCGTTATGACAGCCCGACCAACGTTGTCCACCGTGCTGGAAATCAACTTGCGCTGGACAGTGCCGAACTTGGGGCTGGAGCCGAAGATGCTTCTGAGAATGCCGTGAACTTCTTTGTCCCTGCTCTGCTGTGTAATCGGCTCCCCCAGACCGGTGACTGCCTTGAAGGCGTTATAGACAGCCAGCCGCTCAGCGCCGACACCTTCGTCGCCGAGCTGCTGCTTCATCTCGCCCAGATTCTTGTCAGCCTCGTGCAGTTCCTTGTAGAGAAAATTGGGATCGTCCACCAGCGGCACGTTGCTGCCGCTCATCAGACTGACGGGGCGAAACTGCGGCGGCAGCACCGGCACGCGGCTCATCATCCAGTCCTTGGGATGAATGCCCAGCCTCTTGGCGCTCTTGAGATAGCCCAGCTTGCGAATCGCCGCGTCACGACTGGATTTGCTGCCGTGCTCGATCGTCGCCCTGACCTTGGCCAGCTCGCTGTCGACGTTGACCTTGCCCAGCGCCTTGGCGATAGCCGAAGGTCCGGTCCCGTAGTCGGGCAGGGTGTGCTTGCCCGCCAGCGTGTCCTCGAATTCATTGCCGGTCAAACCCAGCACACGGCGGATGGGTTCTTCCATCACCGGGTTGGGCATCGCCTCGCTAAGCGGAACGGCTGCCCATTTAGTACCGTGATGGCCGCCGGTCAGCTCTGAGTCGAACAAGCCGCCTTCGATCGGTTCCAGTCCCTTGTCGAAATGCACCGTGTCGCCGTGCTTGAGGTTACGATCGCCGGCCAGAGTGTCGACGTCCTTGTCGGTCATCGCCATGACGTGCAGCTGCGAGCCGTCCCGCACGACGTTGATGCCGGAGGCTTTAAGCTGGGCGATGAACTTGTTGTACACCATCGGAACGCGGGGTTCCCTGGGCGTGAAGCCTTGCATGAACTGCAGCCAGTAGTCGTCGTTCTTCTGCCCGCGAATGGCCCCGGCGTCCCGCAGCACCTGTGTGGCCCCGTGGCTAAGCAATGCGTTGGAGTCCAGCAGGGAGATACGCTTAGAGCCTGTTTCGCCGCCTTTGGCCGGCGTCTCATCAGACGAGTAAGCGCCGCCGCCACGCCCCTGGCCTTTACTTTCGGCGGTGTGGTGCAGCTTCATGAAAAACCGGTTGCCGGTGTAGACTCCGTGGATCGCCTTGCCGCTCTTGGGATCGATTACGTCCTCGGTGTCGGGCAAGCCGTGCTGCTGCATCAGCTTTTCAACCCAGGCGATGCGATCGGGGATGTTCGGGTCCCAATCCTCCGCCTTGAACGATCGGCCGGTCTTGGCGGCAATGGCTCCCAGCTTGGCTTCCGCCCACTGAGCGGGGTTGGTGTTGCCGGCGATCAGCATTTTCCCGTTACGACGGGTGACGACGTACCCGGTCGGTACAGTGGGGCAGTACACCGTACCGTCGTATTGAACCTTCTTCCAATTCTGTGCCTCCAGTACCCGATGCTTTTTCAGGTAGATGGCCGTACGCCACATACTCGACGCAGGCTGCAACGCCACGTTAGACGATACGCCTTGATAAATCAGCAACCGTTGAAGATCCGCCGCAAGACGAGGCGACATCGTCCCTGCGCCAGTATAATCACGAGCACGCTCTGAGCTATCCTTGCAGCCGTCGCCGGCCAGGTAGCCATCAAGAAACCGCTGCCGCGTGGCTGGACTCTGCTTGAACACCCACTCCGGGATGAACTTGTCGGCACACAGTCCCAGTCCGAGCGACTTGATATAGTCACACAGCCGTTTTGAGGTAACGTGGAATTGCGTGTTATCTTCGTTGTAGTTCCACGCGAACGGCAGCCGCTTCAACAACTTGACGATGTGCCGGCAGTTAGCTGCATTAGCCGAATGACTTTGGGAGACGTGGACCTTGTCGTCGACGTTGCCCTCAGCGACGTACCATCCCAGGAACTCGGCCCAATCGCCGGGGTCGATCTCGATCAGGCTCCGGTCACTGCGGCTGTCCTTAGTTTGTCGGTCAATCTGCGGCAGCACGAACGGCTCGTCCGTGCCTTTGACCGGATTACCGGCAACGGGGACAACCCAGTCGTGGAACGCTATGCGGGAAGCGGGCACCTCTTGCCATGTTGCTCCAGGGTAGCCGCACTTGGCCCACATACGGTGGTTCGGCGTGACACAGAAGTCCATCAGCTTGTTCTGAAAACGTAACATCGGCCCCTTGTACGGGGCGGCGTGGAACGCCTCCAATTGGTCCAACAGGTAAAGATTGCCAGTCGGCGTGTGATAGCACGCGAACCGATCTGCGGTCGTGACGTCTTTCCCGAACACCCAGCCTCGTTCGGTAAGGAACTCCGTTTGGTCGTCGTAGCACCTGCTAATCACACCTAAAGGATTTAACAGAACCTCGTACGGCTTGCCGCCATTGTCGTGTGGCATCTGGGCGTCGGGGATGATCGAGGAGACGACACCTTTATCACCTCAGCCGTACCGGCCGCTATTTTGCGACCAGTACGTTTTGTCCCTCCTTTCCACGTAAAGGGTGTGATTCGGAACAGTGACGCAATACACCATGCCGTCATAAGCGACGACGGTCTCTTCGACACTCTCGTAAGTGTTAGCCTTGCCTTTCTTCCACCACGGTCGCAAGTGTCGACGGTTGATCCGGGCTCGCCAGTGCCGTTCTTTGGCCCAGTTGTCAGTCCGTGTGACTTCCTTGACGGACGCGCACCAGCCGAGCTTCAAGCAGATCAACTGCATGTCGTACGCTAAACGCTCGGACGACGTGCTGTATTCCCAGCAGTCACCTTTGTGCCCATCGCCTGCCAGGTAAGCGTCGAAGAAAACACCAAGCTGCCGTGGTGGAAGCTCTTGAACGTATTCAGGCACTCGCTCGGTGTAACTGTCGCCCAGCGGTGCGAGTTGTGCAGCCAGCCAGGCATTGCCGAGTTCAAAACGCTGGTCACCTTCGTTGTAGTAGAACGGTAAACCGAGTCGGTCGATGACATCACGAATCGCAGTAAAGTGCGGCGACTCACGAAACTGTGCAATCTTGACATAATTACCGACGCACCAGCCTTCGGCGATGTAGTAGCCTAAAAACTCCAGCCAGTCATCCATCGCAACGCGATCGAGTACGACGCGATCACTACGGTGCTTCACGTCAACGACGGGGAACGCGTAGAACGGCTGATCTTGTCCGACCCAAGCGCAGTCCTTCTTAAACTGCCATTCGCCCTTGGACGCATAAAACTCGCGGGCCGTCACCGCGCTGTATGGCTCGCCTGGACGTGACAC